TGTTCACTATAAATACAAATTAGAAGCTACAAACATTTTCATGTTCTTAAATATAGGTCTAATTGGTGATATTACTTTGGTTGTTGTTTGTTTAGTCTGTCTATTGCATCCCTTTATCTGGTTCCCTAAAAAGGACCTGAGAGGGGAGAGACTTGCGTCTCAGCAATGGATGACTTACAAGGAATTACCTCGTTATATCACTGTATTAGAAAACCTGTTCCTTCGTAATCGGATCAGTTCTGAGAAGAACTGACCTGCTTTTAGAAGGTTGTTAGGTCCTATAATGAAGATGTGGAAACTGTCTGGTATTACTTTTACTATCACTTATTGATCTGAGGTATTAAGGTTGGTGGTCTGTTATGTAGATGAACGTAACAGATTCACTCCTTCTACCTCGGTATGGGTTAAGACTCATAGAGGTGAGCGTTCTCTGACTTCCTTTGCAGGATTGCCAATGTGTTTACCTATCAGGATAAAGACACTTTGCCTTCATGTGAAGAAAGGAATTGCATCTGGATCATTATCCAGAGGGGACCTAGTTTTGTTTAAATTGTTACTTACCGCTCTCTCATTCTTCCGTGCTACTTCTCCTGAATGGGCTGAGGTTAAGAAGAGTACAATTACGGACCCTTTCGGGGGCTCGAATGCGTACCTTCCGGCCAAATCCATTGAAGAAGCGCTGAAATCTATGGGATGGAATGGTAAGAAGGGTGGTTTGTTTAGATCCAAACCGACCATCTTTCAATTTTCACAGAAAGCAGGACCTAACGCGAACCTGGCAATACTTGGTATTGGAATAGACTTGCTTGGATGAATGCTAAGACCAAATAGTTACATTCACTACTGTTTAATGTGCTATGCACGTGGGTACTGAATGCTTTTAAACACATTTGTTCTTAGTTCCGTTTTACTCTTACCCGTGGCTATTGTTTTCTACCTTGCAGATCACAAACCTTGACTAGGCCGCATAGCGGTACTAGAAGAGGCTCGGGGAAAACGTCGTATGATTGGAATTACCGATTGATGAACGCAAGTACTCCTAAGACCTCTGCATGATGACATTTATAAGTTCTTGGGATCTGTCCCACAGGATGGAACAAATGACCAATCCAAACCAATTATAGCATTGCTTAAAAGTTTGGGTGTAAAATGTACTGTCAAAACTGGAGGAAAGAGGCTGCAGTCAATGGATCTTTCCGCTGCGACGGACCGTCTTCCTGTTG